TTATTTACAAATTTTTTCAATTTTTCTTGCATGTAGCCACTTAGAAAACGTAGTATGCGAAACAGAAAGCATTTCTGCCCCCTCACGCAAATTTACCTGTCCACGCTGCCACCTAGTCGCCACAGCATAAAAATCATCAGGAACCTCAATCTTTGACCTACCAAACGCCACACCTCTTTGTCTGGCAACACGAATCCCTTCCATCTGTCTTTGATGAATATTTTCTCGCTCAACTTGAGCAACATACGATAAAATCTGCAATACAAGATCGGCAATAAACTTACCTGTTACACCATTTATATGTTTTCTCGTATCTAGCAAAGGACAATCCAACACTACAATATTTGCTTCTTTTTCTTTTGTGATTTTGTTCCATTGCTCAATAATCTCATTATAGTTTCTGCCTAAACGGTCAACCGACTTCACAAACAACTCATCACCAGATCTCAAACGTCTAAACAATCTCAAATAATTTCTACGATTGAAATCCTTCCCTGATGCCTTGTCAACATAAATACAGCCTTTTCTAATGCCACTGTCTTCCAAAGCCTTAAACTGTCTGTCTACACACTGCTCCTTTGTAGACACCCTCGCATACCCATAGCGCATACTTATTATCTACTCCTTTTTTGAACACCATTATTTCAAAAAAGAAAAGAATAATTCAGCATGAAGAATTATAAAACCCCACTTCACAAGGTGGGTGCAAAGTGGGTGCACTTTTTAACGTTAACATCCTGTGCACTCGACCCCAGAGCGTTGATATGTTCCCTCATACAGAAAAATCACGCTCAAAAACCGCGAGAACCTAGCTTAAAGCCGCTTCGCATTAAACCTTTTAACGATAGCCCTCGCTAAGCCTTGCTACACAAGGGCAAAAATGCACCCACCTAATCAGCCTTTGACATCAACACGACAGTCTCCACGTGGATTGAGAGAACAGGTAGTATATCTACACTTTTTTGAGTGAACACTATTGATAGTGGGTGCACTTTTTAACGATAGGAAAAGCTATCGTTAAAAGGTTTAAGATTGGCTTAATAGCTTGGTTTTTGAGCATAAAAACAAAAAACAGCCTAGAGATGATTCCCCCCTAGGTTGACTTTTGTAACATTTCAAACGCTCACATTCTTTTGACTTTTACGATGCCCTTTCAATATCCACACTAATCTCTGATTTAAAAATTACGCTGAACCTGTCCTCGTAAACTTTTATTTTCTTGATGTACTTTCTTACCAGCTTCTCATCATACTCACCAATATCATGACACTCACTTTTCAGAAAATCTTCCATTTCTCTGATCCGTCTTTTAGCATCTTCTTGACCTGCTTTTTCTATAAGAAGCTGCTGTTTCTTAACTTTCAGTTCATCAATCTCATCAGCTATTTTCGTGTAGTCTTTTTTAGCTTTAAGCAAGGTTAGTAGTATCGCTTGTTTGTCCGCGATTTTTTTATCAACCGTTTCAATCTCGCTTAAGTTGTTGCCCGCGATAATTTCTCTAATATTGTTATTCAACGTATCCAATACTTCATCCGGTATACTAAACACCTTGTTTATGGCTTTCACTGTAGCAGACTGCAGTTCTTCCTCTTTTACTGTCGGAGCATCACAAGCACTAGGACCATTTTCCCATCTGGTACAACAACGCCAAACAACAGAACGCACTCCTCGATTGTTCCAAGCAATTCTTCTGTAAACATCCCCGCATTTAGAGCAAACACATAGGCTGGATAAAGCGTACTTACTGGAATAAACTCTCCTTTTTTTGTTCTCCTCACCACTAAACATGTTGGCTCGTCTTACCATTTCTTCTTGAACTTTAAAGAAAATATCTCTTGGAATAATAGACGCGTGGCTATCTTTTACATAATACTGTGGTTCTGTTCCATCATTTTTTATACGAACATGGTTAATAAAATCTGTCGTGATGGTTTTTTGTAAAAGTGCATCACCAATATATTTTTCGTTTTGCAAGATGCCTTTAATATTAGATAAATTCCATTTTAAATGCCCTGCACCGTTTTTAATACCGTCTTTTTCAAGGCCCTCCGCTATATCTCTAAGGCTTAATCCTTCTAAATATTCTCTATAAATTCTTCTTACGACTTTTGCTTCCTGTTCAAGAATTACAAGATTCCCTTCATCGTCTTTTGTGTATCCTAAAAACCAGTTATGGTTGATTTGCACTTTGCCTTCCTGGTAGCGGAACTTAAGTCCAAGCTTCACATTCTGAGAAAGTGACGCGGATTCCTGTTGAGCTAAAGAAGCCATGATGGTAAGCAATAGTTCTCCGCTTGCTTCCATGGTGTTGATGTTTTCTTTTTCAAAAATGATTGGAATGTTTTTGTCTTTCAACTGTCTAACAAACTTTAAACAGTCGATAGTGTTTCTCGCAAAACGGCTAATCGACTTAGTGATAACCATGTCTACTTTGCCACTCATGCAATCGTGGATCATGTCGTTGAAACCGACACGTTTTTTCGTGCTGGTTCCTGAAATACCGTCATCAGCGTAAATGCCGGCAAACTCCCAGAGAGGATTTCTTGAAATATAATCCGTATAATGCTGAACTTGCGTGTCATAACTTGTTGCCTGTTCTTCACTGTCAGTACTGACACGACAATACGCTACTACTCTTAACTTCGGCTTATCTTTATGCTTATCTACCGTATTCCCCGCTATTTTTCTTGGTGGAATAATTGTAACGTTGGCACTCATTTTACACCTCCCTTGATTTGACTGTACGCGTATGCTGCTTGCCGATAAGGATCATCATGTTTCTTTTCTATAACGCCTATTTCGTACGTAACATTTGTTGTAGTTAAAGGTTTTAGCTCTGTTGTACGAGGTTTTTTTCTAAAATTGTTGGCTCTTAACTGCTGAACTTTATTAAAAGTTTCTTCATCTAAAAGACTCGGGTAAAGCGATGTTCCTAAGTACGTTTTATTTTTCAAAATATTGCTAATTACAGAGTGTGTTTTATTAATGTTCACCGCTCGAGCCGTTTCAGAAATCGTTCCAAATTCTAAGAATTTACGGAAAAGTTCTCTCACTTTTTGAGCTTCTTTTTCGTCTATAACCGCTTTACCGTCTACTATTCGGTAACCATATGGGATGTGTGCCATGTTTCTTTCACCTCTTCTTCTAATTCCAATCCGCATTTCAAATGAAAAATAAATTCTGTTCTGCTTTTAACTACGACATCGTCTACAAAATCCAGAAAATCCTCGTCCTTAAACTCGCTAAATACTTCTGTGACGCTTACGAACCGTTGAAGTTTTTGCGCCTCGTTTAAGTGCGTTAAGTTACCGTTTAAACTGTTGGAAAGCTGAAGTTTTTCCTTAAGACAAGTCTCTATTTCCGTTTTAAGCTGATTGCTTTCCAGATAGTAGGAATCCATCTCAATGTAGCCACCGGCTAAAAGCTTATTGAGTACTTGCTCTTGTTCTTGCAGCTTAAGCTTTTTTTCTTCGAGTTCGATAACCTTGTTCAAACCGTCTTTACTATTCACGTTTCTTAAGCTTTTTATGAAAGGCGCTAATATTTGAGCAGATGTTGCTTTGAGCTTGTTAAGCATTTGAAGAAAAGCTAATTTAACATACTCCTCTTTTACAGCTTTCATAGGGCAGCATTTAATTTCACGTATATGCTTGGTACAACACCAAACAACATAGGCTCCATCTTTTTTATGCCGGTCGTGTTTCTTTAACCTACTATGGCAATTACCGCAGTAAAGTTTCGCTGAAAACACATATCTAGCAAGGTATTTATTACTACCGCCGGTGATATTTAGTTTTAATTTTCTCTTCTGTCTTAGCTCATGCACATTATTAAAAGTTTCATGACTGATGATAGCCTCGTGATGGTTTTCAATAACATACTGTTTTTTCTCGCCACGGTTTTTATGACGCTTAAAACTATCATCCGTGTATGTTTTCTGAAAAATCACATCCCCTGTGTATGTTTTATTGTTCAAAATAGCGTTCACGGTAGTCGAAGACCATTTAGCTCCTCTTTTCGCAGGAATCTTTTTAGCCGTCAGCTCATTAGCTATCACATGCCCGCCTTTACCTAAAAGTGCCATACTAAAGATGTCTTTTATAACCTCAGCTTCCTTTGGAACTATAATCATTTTCCCGTTCTCGTTTTTATAGCCATACGATGGGGAAGAAATGACATAGCTTCCGTTTTCGAACCTTTTTTGAATTGACCACATGCTGTTTTCCGAGATGGATCTTGACTCGCTTTGTGCTATGGAACTTAAGATAGAAAGCATAAGCTCTGAACTCATACGCTCGGTATCAATGTTTTCTTTCTCAAAATACAAATAAATACCGAGACCGGTAAGTTTTCTAACTATTTCAAGACAGTCAACCGTGTTTCTTGCAAGCCTACTAATAGACTTTGTAATAATCCTGTCTATCTGACCGCTCTCACAGTCTTTAAGCAGTTGTTTAAGACTTTCACGCTTATCGATTTTCGTGCCACTAATACCCTCGTCAAAGTAAAGTCCCGCATACTCCCAGCATGGATTAGACTTAATATAGTTTTCGTAATGCTCCTTTTGTACCTCTAGGCTGAGAAGCTGTTCGTCACTGTCGGTAGAAACTCTCGCATATGCTGCAACCCGTATTTTTCTAAGAGAATTATCCGGCTGTTTGGCTTCCAGTTTTGTTATCATTTTCATCATCTCACCTCACTTTCTTACAGTCATATACATCACTCTAAAAGCAGTGTTTATCAAGCTTTTAGCCCAATAATTCCTTGTAAAACGGGTGAAATTTTTCCCTGTTAAGACGGCTTATTTTTCCTTTTTCTTGCTCGCTGATAAGCCCTTTTTTAAAGAGTGAAACGGTAAGTTTTTCGGCTATTTCAAAACGAAAATCCGCCTGCATACTCTCTTTTGTCCAATCTCTGGCTTTAACATCCGTTAGCCCGTGAACATCCTTACTGATTTGCATGATGCTCACCTCCAAAACGATGTTCTATATAGCAGTCGTGGCAGCAGTATTTTCTGGTTTTATTACCGTAAGAGATAAAAGAATTTTTGCAGTTAAGACAAGTGCACTCATAGTTTGCCTGTCTTTTTACCAACTGTGTATGCTTGTTCCACCATGTGTTTCTACACGCATCAGAGCAGAAACGTTTAACTTTTCTTCCTTTGTTTTGTTTGATTGGTTTTGAACAAGATTCACATAATGCTGTCTGTGTTTTCGTAGACTGGATTACGCCTAGGCTGTTACGTTTGCAGTAGCTTTTAATCGTATTAACGGAAACATCCATACGGTTTGCAATCTGCGTATAGCTAAGGCCTTCATCTCTTAGCAATTTGACTTTGCGTTGTTCTTCCATATTCATAAAAAGGCCACCTCCTATGAGGTAGCCTTGGGAAAGAATAAAATCTGACGGTTTTTTAATCTTTTTTGTAAAACTCGCACTCGTAGCCGTCAGCTCTAAGAAGTAAACCTTCTGCCCAAGGTGGTGTTCTTCCCATTAGCTTACACACGCTTTGAACACTCACGCTTTTATCGGTTTCGATAATGGCTTCATCATGCACGTGAGCGACGATGCGATATTCTTTCAGTGTTTGCATGGCGTAAAGTAGAATGTCTCGAGCTATAGCTTGTGTAATGTTTTCCACGAATTTAGGCCCGTAGCTTTCCAGCCGCTCCCATTTTTTAGTAGATCCCACACCCTCATAGGTGACTGATTCACCACCGTACTTGTTTTCTTCCACACGTGGCTTCACATAGTAAAGGCATCTTTTCGAAGGCAGTTTGATGATAAGAAACCCACTCTTATAAGTGAACACGATATTGTGTGTTCGCACAGATACGTGTTCGTGTACACACTGTTTTACCGCTCTGTCCACATCCCACCAAAGTGTGGTCACCATCGGGTTAGATGATCTCCACGCGTCAACAAGTGGCTGCAGCTCATCCTCACGAACCCCCATGTCGAGTGCTCCCATAGCTTTTAACGCTCCAACAGAGCCGCCGTATCCAAGAGCGAGTTCCGCAATCTTACCTTTCTGCCGCAGGTGCCCGTTTACTCCGTGTTTTTCCACGGGTACTCCAAACATTTGAGATGCTGACGAACAGTAAATGTCTCTACCTTCCGCGAATACTCTCATACGCCATTTTTCACCCGCAAGCCAAGCCAAAACTCTCGCTTCGATCGCTGAAAAGTCCGCAACAATAAACTTCAATCCCGCGCGTGGAATAAAAGCAGTGCGAATAAGCTGGGATAAAGTATCCGGAATATCCTCATAAAGCATTTCCAAAGCTTCAACATTTCCTTGTTTAACAAGACTTCTAGCCTCCGCCAAATCAGGCAAATGGTTTTGCGGCAGGTTTTGTAATTGCACAAGCCTTCCCGCAAACCTTCCGGTACGGTTTGCCCCATAGAAGCGAAACATGCCACGCTCCCGATAATCCATACAGGCAGCGTTTTTCATCGCCGTATACTTTTTCACCGATGATTTAGCAAGCTGCTGTCGAAGCCGTAAGACTTCCGCCAACTCTTTACCCACTGTTTTAAGCTCTTTAGCGACTTCTTTTTTACCAAGCGACTCCATTTCAAGACCATGCTCTTTAAGCCAAGAACGCATTTGTAACACAGAGTTCGGGTTTTCTAAACCTGTAACATGCTTAAGCTCACTCATGAGATGAGTTTTCACCTCCTGGTCGAGTTTTATGGCTGACTCAACGAAAAGAGGATCTATTCCTATCCCACGGTCGTTAATCTCTTGGTCGAGATAAAACTCCTGCCATAAAAAATCTGGCACGGGAAAGCGTGAGAGTTTTTCTTGAATACTCATCTCAACTTCCACATCACGCTTGTTATACGACTTGAAAAGCTCCCACTTTTCCTTATCGTGAAAATACTTGTTTCTTGTTCTTCCACCGTTTACTTTCGTAGGATTACACGGCAGGCAGAAATATTTAATAAGATTCTTACCCTCAGTGAGCTTCTGCTTATCAAGACCCAGTACTGCTCCCACGCTTTCCAAAGACATGGGAAGCCCCAGGGTGGCTGACCAGATCATTGTGCAATGCCAGGAGCTTGGGTTTAAAAACAAGCTTTCACTTTTTTCTGTCTGACTAGGGTTAACATTGATGCCTTTATCTCGCAAATAGCGTGATAAGCAGACTCTTTCAAACTGAGCGTTAAACGCCCACTTGGTAACCGTTTCATCTGTTAAAGCGGAAAGCACAACCTCGGGTATGGTTTCACCTTGTGCTAAGTCAACGACTTTAACCTCACTACCGTCCACACTGTAACCAAAGAACAGTATTTCAAAATCATCCGATTCTGCGTACTTATAAACCCCACATTTACCAAGATTTACACTCGAAAACGTCTCTAAATCCACACTCAAATTTTCCAAATTACATCACCTCCAAGTTAATAAAAGAGGTGACAGAAAACCTGCCACCTCCAAAACTTTCTTACTTTCTGTTCAGCATGTTTTTGACTTCGATATAAAGACTGACAAGTTTTCTTACCACGAAATCAAGAAGCAATACGCCAGCAAATATTCCAACAAACCAGCTAATCATCTTCACATGCTCATTATGCTAGAAAGTCATCATCTTCTAAGGTCGTGAAATCATCGGTTGCGAGGCTACGTCCGCCGAGTGGTTCACCGTCTCGGATCTTTTGAATATTGCCAAGACCGCAAGCAACACCCTTATTACCGTTAGAGTTAAACGCGTAGAAGTTGATGGAAACTCTCGCATAGCAGCCTGAATACACTTCACTACGGTCCATGATTGGTTTTACCTGCTTGTCTACAATCTGCGGAGGAGTAGTAGAGTTTGCGTTAATAAAGTAATGTCCTTTATACGCTTCATCATCACGCTCAATATCCCCGTCCCTCAGTGGTGTTTTAAGAGCAGCCTTGTTTGGTTTCTTACCACCAAACTTGCCGACACCTTCCTCAATAGCAGCATCAATAGCTTTCTCAATAGCGTTTACTGTTTCAACATCACTTTTAGGGATAAGCAGTGAAACACTATATTTTTCAGGGCCGCCGTTAATAGACTTTGGCTCCCAACCGTTGAAATAGGAAAGACGCGTGTTCTTACCAGTGATAACCTTCGTGTTATTTAATTTAGACATAATACTAATTCTCCTTTTTGAATTCTTGATTTGCGTTTGAAACATTGACTTTTGCCCGCTTATCCGAGTCCGGTACGAGCGTAAGTTTTCCGGACGGTTTTATAATGAGGTCGCCCAGAATATCCTCAAATTTTTTCTTGCCCATCAGCTTTTGCATTTCTGTTAAACCGATAAGACTAGTTTTGAAAATGTCGGTAAAGCCATGAGCTTTCGCTTTCTCAATAACAGCTGTCTCATCCTTAAACTTGCGAACTGATCTGCCTTCTACGAGTTTGAAACCAGACCACTCTTTACCGTGGTTTATCGCGGAATCTGTGGCGTACGCTAAAACATCATCAGCCCACTTCGTAAGAGTTGGAATAGTTTTAAGAACCTCCTCAATCTCACTATCTGTTAGAAGCGAAGGTGGTTTGAACTCAAGTTCTGCGAGTTTAAGGTTTTCTTCCGCCCGTTTACGGCACGTGGCTTTTGCCCTGCAAAACCTGCACCAGTCTCCGGCTTCAAATTCGCCTTCGCCTTTAATAGCAAGCTCTGCTTTTGGTTTAAGCACGCTTTCAGCCCAAGAGATAAGCTCCGTGACAGGTAGTGTGAAAGTTGATACGTTGTCACGTCTTGGCTGAAAAATACTCATCTCAACAGTTTGAATCTCGTACAAGCTGTCGAAAAGCGTTAAAGCTCCAAGAGCGTAGCATTTCATCTGAGGATTCTCGTAAGCATCAACCAGCACGCCTTGACCGTACTTAAAGTCGATAACCTGCAGCGTTTTTTCGCCTACAATAATGCAGTCCGCTGTACCAAACCCGTCAGGCACGTAAGCTGAAAAATCAACTTTCTGCTCGATGAGAATAATAGGATCTTGACAGTTAAGTTTTGCCTGCTCATACTTTTCCATTACGAAATCCACGTAAGCATCCGAGCATTCCTGCATCTCATTTGAGTCATACTCTGTTGACGGTTTTTCACACGGACGGTTAAGAAGCTTATTCAGCTTATACTCACACCACGCGTGTGCCGCCGTTCCTTCCTCAGCTGCCATAGAAGTAGTGTTTTCAAACTTTTCTTCTAAAACAGCACTCGGAGTACACTTAATCCACCTGTGAGCAGAAGAAGGGGAAAGTAAAGCATGCTTAGTCACTTGTCATACCTTTCGCCTCTTCAAGAAGCTCAGCGTACTTACTTTCATCAAGTTCTGAAAGCCTGTTAGCTCCGAACTTGACGATAAGCGCTTTTACTTCCGCGGTTTTACCATGTTGGCTAAGCTTTGCTAAAACCGCTCGCACATCCTCCAAACTCACCTTTTTAACAGACTCCTTATTATTAGAAGCTGTTTCTTTACAACCAGCACCAGAAGCACCAGCATCATCAAACAGTGCTTTAAGATGAGCTGTTAAGTTTTCCAAGTCTTTGATGACTTCTCTCAATATTTCCTTTTTCACGGTTTTCCTCCTTAAACTTCTTTGACATCAACTGACTGAACACTCTTTCCAGGATCTAATAGGTAGACTTGCGAGTAATCACCAAACAGCCAGCGGATAAACCGCTGAGGTAATCGCATCACAGCTCCACGTAGAACCTGTTTCTTCTCACCGTTTTCACCGGTGACGTTAATAACGATCTTGTGTTTCACGAGTTTTGCCTCCTTTCTGTAAGGGTTTCTTCCTCACACATCACAGGCAAAGAAAAAGGAGGAGTTTTTAACCTCCTCCAAATAAAATTTCTAGAATTTTTTTTAACGCGTTTTTCTAAGCTTTTCGAGAGCCTTATCCAAATGCTTTTTCACACCGGCAGACGAAATACCAAGCATGCTCGCAATCTCAGATTGAAGATAGCCGTCAACAAACATCAAACAAATAACCTGACGTTGCTTGTCAGTAAGCGTTGAAAACGCATGCTCCATTTCTTCTGACATTTCAAAACCATAATCGTTGGTAATAAAACCATAATCATCAGTAGTACTGAGAGCTTCAGCAAGATGACTTTTATCTACTTCAAGCTCGCCATCTGCGTCAAAGTCAATCGAGGAATTATAGTTGGGTAGGAAATGATTGTTAGCAGCGTAGTCAACGTCGTCTTTGTTGGGTTTGTAGCCGTGTCTTTCTTCGAAACGTTTGACGTACTTCTCTTTCCACGCCTTACTTTCAGCTTTTTCTTCAGCAGTTCTATTAGGACGCAGGTTCTTATTGTTGTAGTAAACCTCGCTGTCATCCATTGAGTGAAGCATCTTAATATCCGCAACGGTTACACCATTCTCGCCTGGTTTAATCTCGATAGTTTCTTCACTATAACTACCATCTTCATTACGAACACAACTTGTATACTTATATGTTGCTCGATCGTTGCTATTGGTTTTGTGAGTCTTCATACTCACTCCTTTCCGCCTGTAGCGGTTGGAGCGATGAGAAGACGCATACAAAAAGAGCTGGCACTTTGTGAAGTACCAGCTCTTAAGGCATGAAAATAGCCATAGGAAAATAGAGGTACTTCACATAGCACCCCACGGAATAAATCCGTGAAGCTCTATGCTGTATCTCATCGCCCTATAGCTAATCAGGCTTTGATTCATGTTTCTGTTGCAGCGGATTGTTAAATCAGCCGCAACAATTGTTTAAATTTTTAAACGGTTACTTTCAGTTCTTCTTTGTTTGTGCGAGAGCACTGCCAGCTACAGATTTAGCTGTCTTGCTATAGCGTGCATCACGCATCACTTTGCTAGCCTTGGAAGCTACAAGCTTCGAGGTCTGCTTAGTGTTCTTTTGCATTTTCATCACCTCCTTTTCGCATCGTCTTTTTACGAAACGAAAGGTTCTCTTTTAAGAGCAATTCGTGTATAATAAAGGTGTGCTTTATGCACGAATACAGCTCTCCGTTTCGTTAATTAAATTATCTAAAATTTGATTTCGATTGGCTTTAGCGGAGACTTGTTGGAGTCTTGTTGCAGACTTTCAAATTTTGCGTACGGAAGGAGGAAAAATATGACTCAGCTTTGTTTTGGAACATTTGCAGCTACGATGCAACGTGCTCTAAAAGAACAGCTTTCTTGGTGAAATAACCATGTTGGCACTACGTTAACACCTACAAATAAAACGATTCCTACGCAAAGTATGGCTGGGCAGCATTACACAGTACTAAGATTGTTATCCTGGTTAATTGATAGAGATGATATTACTGATCGCAAAGGTAATGCTCTCTTCATCGATGATAGTGTTGCCAGTAAGCTTATAAATCAATCAGTCGAAATGAATGCGGCAATAGTGAAACGAATCCAAGAAGGCGATTTAGACAATGCTTCACTTGCTGAATTTAAAGATATAGAAAAAGAACTTATAAAATATAAAGTCAATGACCTCCTCCGAGAAATGTATGACCTTATTCAAGATGATCCCGAGGTTTCTGCTGCACAAAAGAATGAATTACTTTTACTGTGCAAAAAAGAAACCTTAGCTCGATTCCTTTCAAACACGTTTCTTTATGCGTGCTGTTTGAAAAATAAGCTAAGGTCTGTTGATTTAGATTCTAATGATGGATGGCTCATTCACATTTCAGATAACACTTGTCCCATCTGTCATGTCAATAGTTTAACGATTGGTTATGGAACGAGTACTACTATTCTCTATGATCCTGTTGAATTTTCTGATGCTCCCGATTCTGATGAAATGAAGCGAATCTTGATTTGTGTTACATGCTATCGCAAGGGAAACTACAAAAAAGTAAAGATGGCTCAGAACCGTCGAGTTGGGAAACGCTGAGAAAAATTTACAAAGACTATATGTTGAAGCAAGAAATTGAACAGATTTTTGAAAACAATAATCTTGACTCTCAAATAAAAGATGTTCTTAATGGACTCGTAGAAAAACCTACGGATGAGACATTAAAGAAAAATAGGCCTGAAAATTGGGATCCCAAAAAGGTTACACAAAAAATCAAAAAAGAAGAATGGGTGCTGGCTAAATCAATTAAGACATTAGCTGACACATACTATTTTTATGTGCAGTCTATTTTTGAAAGCCTTGATAACGGCTCGACTAAACGGTTTAGCAGGATTTGTGATCAAGTAGGTTCTTGTTACAAAGAAGTGGCTGAAAAAACAGATGATCAACGTCAAATTTTCTACGATATTAGAAGCTGGATTGCAAGGCGTGCCGGAGTATCTGAGAACTCGCAGGAAGCCTTAGTTATTGCAGCATTTTTCGTACAGAATTGTGAGGTGTTCGATGAAATATCCGAGTAAGGCAGTACCTTTTGAAAAATCTACTTTTTCATATTTTATACCGATACTAGAGGCTTTAAACGGGCATCAATACACGCCTCTAAACCTTTATACAAAAATTCCTATAAATAAACGTCCAACAACTGATGAATATATAGATGCACTTATCTGCTTGTACGTCTTAGGTAAGATTGCTTTAAATGAAGAACTGGGGGTGTTATGCCGTGTTAACTGAATTGTATTGTGACGAATTTAAAGCTAGTACCCCTTGTCCAATTACATTTAGCAATGGGCTCAACATTGTGCTTGGAACAGAAGGTGCTACAAACTCTATCGGAAAAAGTACCTTTCTAATGATCTTAGATTTTGTCTTTGGTGGAGGCGATTATTTAACGCTTTCAAAAGATGTAAAGACTCATATCGGTGACCACAATTTTCGTTTCGCCTTTAGCTTTAATGGGCGCAAACACTGTTATATTCGTGGAACTGAAAAGCCTAATGAGGTTCTTGTCTGCGATAATAACTATCGCCCTATTAGCTCTATGCCAATAAAAGACTATCGTGAAATGCTTGCTCACGCATATGGAATGGACATATTGGTATTACGTGGAGAGATGCTGTAAGTCCTACTTTTAGAATCTGGCAAAGAGATAATGACAAACCAACTCTTCCACTCTCAAGGCATAGGACAGATAAGCATCGTAGTGGTATTGTTAGGCTACTTGCTCTTTTTGATATGCTAAATCCTGTACAAAGTGTTCTTACCGCTGAAGAAGATGCAAAGAGTGCTATTGATGCAGCGAAAACAGCTCCAACAATTTATCACCTAAATATGGCTTCAAATAAAAAGGAATTCGAAGATAATACTAAGAGAATTCAAGAATTAGAAGCTGAACTACAAGCTGTGCAGGAATCTTTCGGTGAGAAACTACCATCAGAATTAACCAAGGAACAAGCTAAAACGGTTGCTGAATTAAAGCATGCTCAGACACCTTTGCTCAGGCAACGAACAATGTTAAACAATCAATTAAATGCATTAGTTAATAATCATTCGCTCGGAAGTAAACGTCTTAGCAAAGCTGATTTTGAACAACTTAAAGAGTTTGTACCCGAGCTTGATGCCGACTATCTTTCTAAAATTGAAGGATTTCATATTGGTATTAAGAAATTACTCACCAAACAAGTAAATGAGGAAATTAAGACTACCGAAGAAAAACTGGAAGCTGTAGATAGTAAGCTTAAGATACTTGATGAGCAAATCACTCATATTACTACTGCTCCGAACATTACTGCGGCAAGTGCTCAAACGTATCATGAGTTAAAAACTGAAATTTCAAATCTTCAGCGTGCCAACCAAAACTTCCAGACAAAGGAAAAGAATCGGGAGACTCTGAAACAAGCTCAAGTAGTTATAGAAAAAAGCACAAAAGATATTCTGCACGAGATAGAAAAATCAATTAACGACTATTTGAAAAAAGTCGACGGTAGCTTTACTGACGAGAAAAGAAATCCACCAAAGCTTAACTTAAAGAAGATTGATTCATATAGCTATGCGATTGCTGATGATACTGGTACTGGTTCAGGCTATAGAAGTCTTTTAAGTTTTGATCTTGCGTTATTAGAGCATTCAAAACTGCCTGTTATAATGGAGGACTCTTTCCTGTTTAAACAAATAGAAACAGAAGCAGTAAATCGAATACTCGCACACTATAATACGATTAAGAATAAGCAAATCTTCATCGCACTTGACGAAGCTGATAAATACGACAATAAGGCTAAAGAGATCATAAGGGACAATACTCGCTTGAATCTTGACCATGACTCCGAAGCATTATTTGGAAAGGAATGGGGAAAAAAGAAAAATGCCTAACAACAATACACAATTGCATATCAAACTCGATTTCACAAATCTATGGAAATTGCTGATTGATAAGCAAAAGAAAAAAGAAGACTTAAAACGTGATGCTGGCATATCAGCCGCTTCAGTAGCAAGGCTTAATAAAGGCGAAAACGTTAACACAGAAACACTACTACGCATCTGTCAATACTTGGAATGCGACATCAAAGACATTTGCGAAGTAAAACAGATAAAAACGGAAAATAAGAATATATGAGTCTAACAGGTTTATCTACAAATATGTTTTCTAAAAATGTTGATGAACAGGTTTTAGCTCAACATTATCCTAAACTTTTAACGACTCTATTACTAGATAGAACCACAAAACACAATATTGTGTTGGCTACAGATGACTATAAAGAGGTTAGTAGCTTGCATCAAGCTAATGCAGAAATTACAGTCGCATCTATTACTGGAAAATATTCCGAATTAATTGCTCCCAGAATTGCAAAATCTCGTGATTTACAAGTGTCACGCACTAAAGGTAAAGCAGAAGTTTTTACTCCCTCTTGGATTTGCAATGAACAAAATAATTTAGTTGACGAACCAAAATGCAAAAAGATAGCACTCTCAAAAAACATTTATCAAATACAGTTTTGA